GGAACAAGCAGACCTTTCTCTTGGCACAGCTCGCACAAAGGATGTTGCTGCACATAGCTGTCACGGATACGCTTCCAAGCACGACCATAACGACGGCGCACGGCAGGGTCACGGTCATATTTCTCGTAGCGCTTGTTCTCTTGGCGCTCATGTTCTTCACAAAACCTACCGTCAGTAAGCCTTGGACAGCCGGGATAGGAACATGGTCGCTTGGGTTTCATCGGCATCGTTTCACCTCCTTCAGGGCATAGAAAAAGCCCTGCGGGATTGCTCCCACAAGGCTCGTTCCTGATTCTCGCTTTTCGCTATTATAATAATATCATAAGAAGCGGGTATCATTCTATGTCTTTAGGTATCACGTTTCAGGATACCGTCGCAAATATCAAGGGCCTGATTATGGAGCTTGTATAAATGGTGCATGCTGTAGCCCATATCCACGGCGATGACTTCCCAAGACTGAAAGCACAGATAACGCTTCTCCAGCAAGGTCTGAAGCTCAGGACTTGGGACAGCTTTGATGGTGGAAGAGATAGCTTTCTTCAGATCCACCAGCTCATCAATGTCGTGGTTGATTTCGGCCTGCAGGTCCACAATCTTGCAAACAGCATCGGCCATTTTGGAAGTGGCCTTGTTGGGATTGCGAGGCATACCCGTCAGCACCGAACTGGCGCTGGTAGCAAGGTCGTTCAGAGCCTCTACCTGCTGAATTTTGGAATTGATACGCATATCCAGAAACTTGGCTTGCATTAAATATTCTTTTGCGGTCATATCGCACCTCCGAAAATTTGATAGTCCTCGGATTGTCGATTTTTGTCGTAGATTGTCATAGATTGGCTTTTACGGCATCAATTAGGGCGTTCTGTGTCAGCTCTTTCTGGGAGAGGGCCTTTAAGATGCGCTCATCGATGGTGCCTTTTGTGATGATGTGCTGGATCACCACGGTACGGTCGGTTTGTCCCTGTCGCCAGAGACGGGCGTTAGTCTGCTGGTAAAGTTCCAAGGACCATGTCATCCCAAACCAGATAAGCGTGGAGCCACCGGCCTGAAGATTGAGTCCGTGACCGGCAGAAGCTGGATGGATGACTGCTACCGGGATTTTACCGTTGTTCCACTCCTCAATATCCTTACTGGATTTCAGCTCCCGGACAGCAAAGCGCTTTTTGATGCGCTGCAGGTCGTGCTTAAACCAGTAGGCCACCAGCACGGGTTTTTCATTGGCAGCTTCAATCAAATCCTCCAAAGCGTCTAACTTGCGTTCATGGAACTCCACTACATCGCCGGTATCGGTATAAATGGCACCGTTGGCCAGCTGCACCAATTTTCCGGTCAGAGAGGCGGCATTGGCAGCAGTGATTTCCTCATCAGAAAGGTGCAATACCAGTTCTGCCTTCAGCTGCTCGTAGCGATTTTTCTCATCCTCGGAAAGCTGGACTTCATATTGGGAAGAAATCAGCTCCGGCATCTGCAGATAGTCGGTACTTTTCATGGAAATCGTTATATCCGAAATCTGTCGGTAGATGGCTTCCTCTGCATAGGGCAGTGGTTTGTAGGAGTAGATGATTTGCCCGTTGCGCTTATCCGGCATGAAGTAGTTGTTTCGGTACTGCGTGATAAATCTGCCAAGGCGCTGGCCCATATCCAGCAGTCGGAACTCTGCCCACAAATCCATGAGGCCGTTGGAGCTTGGTGTACCAGTGAGGCCGATGATGCGTTTGATTTTCGGTCTGACCTTCAACAATGCCTTGAAGCGTTTTGATTGGTGATTTTTGAAAGAGGAAAGCTCGTCGATGACCACGGTGTCGAAGTCAAAGGCGATGCCGCTGTCCTCAATCAGCCATTGCACATTTTCACGGTTGATAATGGTGATGTCGGCACCGGCCATCAAAGCAGCCTTTCGTTCTGCAGGAGTTCCCACAGCAACAGCGAAGGTCAGGTGGTTTAAGTGGGTCCATTTCTTCAGCTCCGCAGGCCAAGTATCACGGGCCACACGAAGCGGTGCTATAACCAGAATGCGATGGGCCATAAAACTGTCAAACAGCAGATCTGCGATGGCAGTCAGGGAGATGACCGTTTTGCCAAGACCCATATCGAGGAGAACTGCGGACACGGGATGGTTTTCGATATATTCAATTGCGTAGCTCTGGTAGTCGTGCGGTTTGAAGTTCATCCAGCATCCCTCCAATCTGTTCTGGTTTATCTATCACATAGACCTTGAAGCCCAAGGAACGTAGCAGCCGGTGTCGTGCTTCCTGCAAAGGGCGTGGGCGTTTTCCGGGAGCCTTCAGTTCCACAAAAGCGATAAGGCCATCAGGTAGTAATACAAGGCGGTCGGGCATTCCGTCGAAACTCGGAGACACGAATTTTACAGCGATGCCTCCAGCCTTTTTGACCGCCACGGTTAACTTGCGTTCTATTGTTTTTTCTAACATCGCTTACCTCCGTCAGCGTTAATTTTCGTAGAGTGGGTAACCTCCCTTTATGTCATTTACTGAACTTTTTATAGAACAGATTTTTATAGTCCTAAGAGAATTTTTGTATATGACCTTAATGGAGGTTACCCCTACGGTATTGTCAGTTCAGGAAATCTTCCTCAGCATCGTTTTCTGCTCTCAGGCGCAGACCCTTAAAGTAGCGCTTGTTGTGGACCTTGATACGCTCAAAGCCTGCCTTCTCCAGCGCAAAGTAAAAGTCAGCCGTGCTGCGGATATACTCGTTGCAGTCCATAGAGTAGTTGCGGTATGCCTGATACAGCGCAGAGGAGCTTTCCTTATAGGAATCATCCACTTCGCACTTGTCGGCAAGGAAGTGGCCAAACCAGTCGTTCTGGTTACGGTACTCGTCAATGGCTTTCTGGACACATTCCGGCACCGGAATCTGGTAGTCCAGTTCAATGACCTTCTTGGCACCTTCGATGACCCACGCCAGAATGCTTTCACCGGCATTGTCAAACAGGTACTCGCCGTAATTCTTGATGTCGCTCTTGCCGGTAATCTTTGCGTTGAACGGGATAACGATAAGGCGACGCCAGATACCATCATCGGAAGCGGAGACACGAGGCAGGTGGTTGGTATACAGCACCAGCGTGTGGCAAGGCTTGAAGGAGAACGGGTCCTTGTACTTTTTCTCCGCAAACACATCGTCGGTAGAACAGAGCTGCTTGACGGTGGAGTCGTTCAGGCGGGAGCCTTCCTGCATTTCTGCTGCGATGAGCAGACGCTTGCCTTTGACCTCGGCCATTTCC